ACCCGACAGGCGAAACAGGTTGGCGCATCGGGCGCAAAGATGCTGAATCAGAGGTGATGGCGGCTGTGGCATTGGCAATGGTGGTTCACCATGCAACGCCAAAGGCTGCAATTGCGCGAATCGTCAGCGCATAAAAAAAGACCCGCCAGGTGGAACGGGGGGCAACACCTGGCGGGCGATTGAGAGATGACGGAAAATCTCAACCCGAATCATAGACACAAATTGTTTGTGGCACAATACGCAACGCGCCTGGCTGTTATTACAGGGGAAGGTAGCGGCAGCCAGGCGCACCAAATGCGACACGCCGACAATCCAACAATTTCAACATTCGCGTTTTGCATGTGGTAATGGTGTGACACAATACGCACATGGGATTGTTTGACTCATTCCGCGTGTCAGCCACGCTTGCCGCAATGGAAGCGGATTTGAAGGCATCGGTCAAACCATTTGTTTATCCCACCCTATCCAATCTAATTGGGCAAACCGAAACCTATTCAATCACACGCATTGAAGCGATGAGCGTTCCAACCATTGCCCGCGCCCGCAACGCAATCATCAATGTGTTATCTCCAATGCCGTTGGAATTGTGGTCAAGCAATGGCCAGCGTTTAGCCGCACCAGCGTGGTGCATCCAACCTGACCCATCCTGTGCGCGAACCACCACAATGGCCTGGACAATTGACGATCTGATTTTTTATGGAATGGCATTTTGGCAGGTAGTTGAAATTTATGCCACCGATTCCAGGCCAGCCCGATTCACCCGCATTGACCCCACCCGCGTATCGTGGGAAACAAACGCCGATGGCACAAAAGTCACAGCGTGGATGGTTGATGGCATCATTGTGCCGAAATCGGGTATTGGTTCGCTCATCCAATTTGCGGGCAACGATGAAGGCGTGTTAGCGCGCGGCGGGGTAACGATTCGCACAGCGGCAGCATTGGAACGCGCAGCATTGGTTTACGCATCAGACCCAATGCCGCAAGGTGTTTTGAAAAATACAGGGTTTGATTTAGAGGAATCACAAATCCAGGAATTGTTGGCGAATTGGAAACAATCACGCCAAACAAAAGGCACAGCTTATTTAGCGAATAACCTGGACTATCAAACCATCGGATTTGACCCACAAAAATTGCAACTATCGGAAGCCCGAAACTACATGGCCACCGAACTATCCCGCATGATGAATGTTGATGCCAGCATCACCGATGCACCATCAGGCGAATCAATGACCTACAACAATGCGCTAGATCGTAAACGCGATTTTGTGTTTACCACATTGGCAGGTTACATCAGCGTTATTGAACACACTCTGTCAATGGAAAATGTGACCCCACGCGGGCAATACATTCGCATGGGTGTTGATTCTTATTTGCGCCTGAATCCAAATGAGCAGGCCGATTTCATGATTAAGTTAGTGCAGGCAGGAATCATGACAATTGATGAAGCCCGCACCCAACTAGATTCAATCAAAGGAACAGCATGAAGGTATCAATGAACCTGGACCTAGTGGCAGCGGATGTTGAATCACGCACAATCACAGGCATCATCGCACCCTACAATGTGACAGGCACACCCAACATTGGGCAGGTGCAATTTGGTAAAGGTTCATTAAACATTGCGAACCCATCAGACATTCTGTTATTTAGCGAACATGACATGGCCAAACCATTAGGCCGCCTAGTTGAAGCAACCGAAACCGAAACCGCGCTCATCGGTAAATTCAAAATAGCCAACACCCAAATTGGAACAGATCATTTAATTGAAGCCAGCGAAGGTTTACGCGGCGGGCTATCGGTTGGCGCACAAATCCGCGAATTTGATTTGATTGATTCTGTCTATCATGTGACCGCTGCCGATGTGGTAGAGGTCAGCATGGTTACCCGCCCCGCATTTCGCGATGCCCAAATTAGCCAGGTTATTGCGACACAATCGGAAACCGAAAACACCACATCATCATCCGATGGTGCGGAAATCACAGAAAAGGATAGTGAAGTGGAAAAAGAAACCACCGAACCCGCAGAAGCCGTTGAAGCGGTTGAAGCATCCGCCGCACCACAAACCATTGGTGTGGCTTACACCGCCCCGCGCGTAAACCTAGACATTACCGCTAGCGAATACATCAACACATTCATCAAAGCAAATCGCGGCGATGAAAACGCAATGATGACCATCCGCGCAGCTGTTGCAACAGATGTTTTGGCTGACAATCTTGGCGTTATCCCACAACGCTACATGACAGACATTTTGAACAATGGCATTGTTGATGGCCGCAGACCATTCATTGACCGCATCACCCGCATGGCATTGCCTAGTGGCGGTCAAAAATTCTATGTGCCAAATTGGGTCACAGGACCATCCGCAGCTGTCACCGCTGAAAATGCTCAATTCTCATCAACAGCAACAGAGATTGATAGCATTGAAGTAACCAAAGAAAAAATTGGTTCAGTAAACAATGTGTCACTAGAAACCTTGACATTCTCTGACCCGTCTTACCTGGAACAATTGATAAGCGCACAAATCGCCGCGATCTACCAGGAACAGGATTCAGTAGCAATCACAGAAGCACTAGCAGGCGCAGGTGCATCAGGTGGCGTTGGCTATGTTGCAGCAATCAGCGATGGTATTGCAGATTCAGGTGCAGTAATGCGCCGCGATCCATCATTACTGCTTTGCGGTTCAGCAGCGTTCAGCGGATTGCGTTCAGCCGTTGATGATTCAGGCCGCCCACTATTCAATGCACTAGGCCAGGCTGTAAACGCAGCAGGTTTGCGCATGAATGATGGCCTTGATGTTTTGGGTCTAGATGCGTTTGTTGATTACAACGCAACCAGCACCGATTTGGCTGTCTTGCATCGTGATTCTGTGCGTTGGTATGAGAATGGTTCACCTGTAACCATCCGCTTGGCTTACGCTAGCAATGGCTCACTAGATGTTGCCGCTTACGCATGGCATGGCATTGCCGTTGCAGCACCAACATCTGTGCGTGAAGTAACCATTTCCTAACACAGACAGGGTGGGCCTGAACCCGATTGCAGGCCCACCCACCCCAACCTAGAAAAGGATTAAAATGTCAATCGTCACCACCGATGAATTGCGCGAAGCAATGAGCATTGGTGCAATGTATTCTGACCCTGAATTACAGGATGTCATTGATAGTGCTGAATTGTTAATCCTAAAAATGTTAGTTTCGAATCAATACCTGGTGGAATACTCCGAACTGACCGACAATGTGGCAACCATCACCACCACCGCGCCACATCGTTTTGTGGTTGGTCAAACCATAACCACCGATTTAGGTTCGCCCTTTAATGGCTCAAATGTCATTACAGCGGTTACTGAATTCACAATCTCATGGGCAAAGGTTCATGCAGATCATGTGAAAATTCGCGTGTTCCCTTATGGCAAGGCAGGCATTGAATCTGACTATTCAGACAATCCCGCAATTCACCAGGCATGTTTGATGACAGCGATAGACATTTGGCAGGCACACTATTCAGCGAACGGGCAGGCGGTCAGCCTGGATGGTAGCCCTAGCCCGTATCGGATGGGCCAATCTTTGATGGCGCGTGTGCGTGGTTTAATTGGCGTTTGGATTGACACCCGAAACCTGGCAGGCTAGTCATGGCTAGTTTCACAGATGTGCGCGAAGCAATTGCAGCTGCAATTGAGGATGTAAATCTTTACAATGTAATCGCCTACCCTGTTGCAACACCAATGCCAAATACCATTGTGGTGTTACCCGCAGACCCTTACATAACGCCTAGCACAATTGGCGCAACATCATTTGACATGAATTTTAATTTGGAGTGTTACACCAACACCGCCGACAATGAAGCCGATTTAGTGACAATGGAAAACATCATTGAAAATGTCCTGAATCTTATCCCTGACTACGCTGTCATTAACAGCGTAACCGCCCCCGATGTATTCACAGCGGGAAGCACCTATCTAACACGCGCGGACATTTCAATCCGCCTGACCGCATCAATGGAGTGAACCGATGGCAACCATCATCAACACAGGGCAATCGCTTACGCTGACAATTAACAGCGTTTCGCGTTCAGCCCAAATTACAAACGCACAATTAGTGCCAGCACCACAACGCAACCGCTATGTGTTAATCGGCGGAACAGAAACACAAAAGGTAGTTGATGCTACTTACACCCTAAGCTGCGATGTCCTATTGGATTGGGATTCAGCGGTAACAGGTTTTGCAGAATCACTATGGGATGCTTATGTGTCTGACCCTGACCAAACCCTTCCATTTGTTTTGAGCATCAATGGAAACACATTCACAGGTGACCTTTATGTGGAAATGCCACCAGCGGGCGGACCTTCAAACGATGCACATACCTGGTCGGCAACATTCCAGGTTGATGGAATTCCAACAAAGGCCTGATGACGATGCAGGACATTTGGGCGATTACCTATCGGGATGGATCATCGGAATCTGTGGAAATCACATTTGATGCCCTGTGCCAATTTGAGGAAAAATTCAACAAATCACCATTGTTGGTTTCAGAAAATGTTTTCCCTGCCGCGCTGTCATGGGTGCTGTGGCGTTGCCTGGCAGATGAGGGTAGATGTATTGAAACCTATGAGGTTTGGCGTAAACGCATCGCTGAACTAAACAAAATGGAAAGTGTTGAAAACACAAACCCTACGCAGCCGACAGCCTAAACAGAACCATCATTCACCTGGCCATTGAAACAGGTATCCCAATGAGTGAATGGCGGGCTGTCGGATGGCGTGGGATAGCAACAGCAATTGAAATTTTGAAGGATAGAAATGAGCAGGTTAGTCGCCACCAGCGTTGATGCTAGGGCGGTTCACCTTGCGTTCAGTAGGCTACCCAAAGAAGCGCAAAAAGAAATCAGGCAAACATTTCGCCCGCTATCCAATCAATTAGCGCATGATTTGAAAACCTATCCTGGTCCTAAACCACCACAATACGAATTGATAGAAAACGCCATCCTGCCTAAAACAGACCGCCAAATTCGCGTTCAGGTTGGTGGCAAAAAAAAGGTTGGCCGCGCTTACAAACGCTATCAAAAATTTACAGGCCGCGATGGTCAGGTGCGCCGCTCAAAATTCAATGTGCAGCCTGGATTCAAGGCATCGGCAGGCGCATTGGTTCATGGCGTGGAATTTGGATCATCAGGGAAAACCAAAGACCGCAAAGGCCGCAACATGGGCAGGCGGTTTGTGCTACCCCATAACCCGCGCGGTTATTTCATTAATCCCACAATTGAACGATTTGCGCCTGAACTTTATGAGGCATGGAAAACCACCATTTTGAAGGCGGCCACAAAACTAGGATTGGAAAAGTCAAATGGCGTTCGGTAGTAGATTTGCAGGCATTGAAGTAAAAATCGGGGCGGATACATCCAGGCTAGGGCGCGACATGCGCAAAGCGGATGGAATTGTGGGCCGATTCAGTAAAGCAGCCAGCAACGCGTTGATGGGTGTTGGTGTAGCAGCTGCGGGTGCGGCAATCAAAATTGGTGTTGATGGTGTCAAGGCCTACATTGAGGATGAAAAAGCTGCCCGTAAATTAGCGGTCACCCTTGAAAATGTGGCGGGTGCTAAGGCTGAACAAATTGCATCTGTTGAGGAATACATAACAAAAACCATGTTTGCCACAGGTGTTGCCGATGATGAATTGCGCCCCGCTATGGCCCGCCTATTACGCTCAACGCAAGACATAACCAAATCACAAAAATTGTTGAATTTAAGTTTAGACATAGCCGCAGGCACAGGAAAAAGTTTGGATTCTGTGGCTAGTGCATTGGGCAAAAGTTACGATGGGTCAAACGCAAGCCTGTCGCGTTTAGGTTTAGGTCTAGATGCGGCAACCTTAAAAGAAGGAAAATTTAGCGACATCACCCAACAATTGCGCAAAGACTTTCAAGGGTTCGCGGAAGCCGATGCCAACACTATGGAAGGCAAACTAGCGCGCCTAAATTTGCGTTGGCAGGAAACTAAGGAACAAATTGGTGGGGTAATCCTGGAAGGTTTAGAACCGCTCATGGATTGGTTTGAAACCGCCGAAGGTGAAAAGGTAATTCAAGATTTATTAGATGGCATGGTTGAAGCGTTCAAAGTGTTAGCGAAAGAATTACCAGGCATCGTCAAAATGATTACAAACCTTCTCTCATCCTTCAAAAATTCATCAATTGATTTCAGCGCGCTAGCAACACCTGGATTGATAGCAGGTGCAATGGCATGGAAATACACACCAGGCGGGCCACAATTCAAAGCGGCAGCGGCATTGATGGCCTATCTTGCGGCAGACCCCGCGACACAGGAACGCGGCAATTGGGTTGCAAAGCCTGGCGCATTAGATGCAGCCAAAAAATCCGCGTTTGTGCCAATCGTGGGTGTGACCACCACGCAGGCGGAAATGGATGCACAAATCGCAGCCAACTACGCGCAATTGGGAAATGTCTTAACAGGAAACACGCAAACGAGTGGGGCAACCTGGAACAATCCAATTCCAGGAATCCGCAGCCAATTGCAGCAAATTCAGCAACAGGGCCGCGCGCAGGTCTTAATCACAATCAATCAGGCTGTTGATCCAAAACAAACCGCCATCAATGTGCAGCGCGCAATAGCAAAAGCGGAACGCATGGGCATAAACAAAAACCTACTAGGCAAAGGCATAGGCAACTAAATGAATTACCAGGTGACATTGACCATTGATGGGCAGGGTTCGCTGACCATTGGTGAACAATTAAACCTGCTTACTATCAGCGCGGGTTCAGGGGATGGCATGGATGTGCCGCAACCATCCCAATTAACCGCAGCATTTTTGATTGATTCCACAGACCAGGCAGGCCCATTTTGGCTAGGCCGCCAAATTCAGGTGGCAATAACCCCGACAGGGCAGGCCGCGTTTGATGTGTTTTGGGGTAGCGTGGACACAATCAATGTGCAGGCTGTCAATTCGCAAGGCACAGCTGCAATTGTTAGTTTGACCGCAACATCCCAAATGGCCAAATTACAGAATACGCAGGTGGGTGGCGATGGGTTTACCGCACAGGATGAGTATTTCAGGGCATTGGAACTACGCAATGAAATCGCTTATTGCCAATGGCAGGATGTGCCTGTCGGTTTGATGTGGAATGATTTAGACCCTGTCACCACATGGGCAGGATTTGATGCCACCCTAGACCGAATGAGTTTCTTCCCTTATGGCTATGGCGGATTTAACCTGGAAGCCTATTCAGATGGCGCAACCGATGCCCTGTCATTCATTCAATCCTGGATTACAGGCACAGGTGCATGGGTATTTGATGAACCCGATGGAAGCACTACCTATTTTGTGGCCTACGATGATTGGTCCAGCGTGTCACCAATCACCCTAGATGTTAGCAGCTGCGCCCTTTGGGATTCATTGGAACTAAACAATGACATCAGCAACATTTACACCAACATTACATTTGCCAATTCCACCATCAGCGCATCGTATTCAAACTTTAACCAACTTAGTGCCTATGGTGACAGGTCAGTAACAATTCAATCCCAATGTTCAGATTCCAATGATCTACAAACATTGGCCACATCGCGGGGCGTAGCCCTATCCGCGCCACAAAGCGCGCTGAACACAATCACCATTGATTTGGATTTGGTTTCTTACACCAATCAAAAAAAGATGATGCGATTTGAAGGCCCAACATTTTGGGAATTAACAAATGTGCCAGCCATTTTTGGTGGAAATCAAACCTATTGGCAGGCAGGTCTAAACCTACAATTGACCTATTACCATGCAGAGGTTGATTTAACATTAACCCCTGATTCAGTAAGGCGTGGCCTAACCCAATGGAGTGAGGTTCAATTCCAATGGCTATGGAACACTTATCTAACCGCTACAACCACCTGGCAACAGGTCCAATAGAAGGAAAAAGAAAATGGCAGGAACAACCACAAACTATGGATTCCCCTATCCAACCAGCACAGATTATGTGCGCGATGGCGCAACCGCCATTGAATCATTAGCAGATGCCATTGATGCATTTGTGAGCGATTCAGAAGCATCAAACAAACTATTTGACCGCGTATTGAATACTCAATCCAGCACCGCTTACAGCCGCAGCGTTAGCAGCACAGGCTTTGTGACCTTAAACAGCCCATCATCATTAACCTACACATTCAATCTAGGTAAATCAGGTGTTGCGCTAATTTCATTTGGTGGCAACATGAATGGCGCAACAGCGGGCGTGAACTATTTTGTTGGCCCTGACATCACAGGTGCATCCATCAGCGGTTTTGGTGCAGCGCAAGGCTCATCAATTGCAACCACAGGCACAGGGCGCGGCGGCGGGGCATGCACATTGGTGGTGGATGGAACACCAGGCGGATTGGTAACAATCGCCATTCAAGGTAAATCATCCAGCGGAACAGCATCAACCTTGACCCTTAATGATCATCACATAACCGCACTATTGTTGGGCTAAAAATGGCTAAATTAACCGCAAATGAAATCCTGGCCATTGCGTTCAATGAGAACAATTACATTGAAAAACCCGACAATGACACCAAATTTGGCAAGCAACTAGGCATCAACCCTGCACAATGGTGCTACCTGTTTGTGCGTTGGTGTTTCGCAGAAGCGGGCCACCCCAAAGCAATTCCAGGTGGTGCTTACACACCCGCAGCTGTGGAAGGTTTCAAATCCAAATTCCAATGGCACAGCAAAGGCACACCGAAACCTGGTGATGTCCTATTTTTTGACATTCCTAGTGATGGTATTAATCGTGTTTCGCATGCAGGTTTGTTTGTTAAAGAATGTTCAGATGGCACATGGCTAACCATTGAAGGAAACACATCCCCAACCGCGCAAGGTGACCAGCGCAATGGCGGCCAGGTAGCCATCAAGAAACGCCCACCAGCCTGGATAGTTGGGTGGGGTAGGCCAAACTATGCGCCCGCAGATACCCCAATTGTGGCCGTTATTAGGGCAGAATACCGCGAGGAAACCCAACCACCGAAACCCGCAAAAAAGACCGCAAAAAAGGCAGCTAAAAATGACAAATAAAGAAATTAAAATGATGTTGGCATCATGGGCGCGCGTATTCTTTGCGGCAGGTTTAGCAACCTTCACCGCTGTGGATCGTTGGGATTGGAACATTGCCCTAAACACAGCCCTATGCGCCACAATCCCTGTAATCATTCGCGCCCTGAATCCAAAAGATGCTGCATTTGGAATAAAACTAGGCGATGAATGATGCAACCATCGCCGCGCTTGCAGCAATAATCAGCGCGGCTATTTCAGGTTATTCAGGGGTTAAGGCTAAAAAGGCTGAACGCAATTCGCGCCCTGTGTCCAATGGGTTCACCTATGATGTGCGCACAGGCCTAAAACACATCAACGCGCACCTGGATGATGTCCACAAAGACATCCGCGAATTACGCCAGGCCCTAGTGGAACATTTACAAAACCATCCATAACAATTTGGTAACTTTGCGCGCCTAATTGACAAAACCAACAAAACCGCCAATCATTTACCTATTGACGGAGAGGAAACATGAATCAATTTTTGAAACCACACCAGGCCGCAAACATGTTGGGCGTTCACCCAAACACATTGCGCAATTGGGTGGAACTAGGCATCATTACCGAACGCCGAACACCAACAAACCATAGGCTGTTTGATCGTAAAGAAATTGAGCAGCTACAAAAAGAAATCAATCAAGAAAAGGAATAACACAAATGACAATCGGGCAACTATTCATCATGTTAGTTGGATTTGCGGGCGGACTAATCTGCGCGTTCATCCTGGCAATGCACCAATTAGATGAAGCGCGTGAGGATGCAAGATTTTGGCGCAATGAAGCATTAAAAGGTGGCCGCAAATGAAGGCCGTTCAAAAATCAGTAATTAAAGAAACCGAATCAAGACAGAATGATTACAAATTCAGTAGTGATGACATTTGGCGATGCATGGAATTGTTAAATGAATTTAGAACCTATTGCGGCAAGCCAGCATTAGAAAAAATTGATTGGGATGACATTGTGGTAATCAATTTTTGGTTAGATTTAACATTAGCAGGGCAGGCGGAAAAGCATGTTTAATTTGGATCAATACCAAAGCGTTGATGAACGCATCGCATTGTTTTGGGCTAAATACCCAAATGGGCGTTTAAGTGTTGAAATTGTGGAATTAACCCGCAATGAAAATGGGCAAGCCGTTCAGGTAGTTATGAAGGGTTCAGCCTGGCGTGACATTAAAGATGAACATCCCGCAGCTGTGGATTTTGCAGAGGAAACATTAGGTAGCAACCCTGTCAATAGAACATCGTTCATAGAGAATTGCAGCACATCGGTTCTAGGCCGCGCATTGGCTACCCTAAATTTCAGCCCTAAAAAAGAAAATGGCCAGGCAGCAAATTTGCGCCCATCGCAAACCGAAATGCAAAAAGCGGAACGCGTTGAAGGCAAAACCATTGAGGGTAACACGCAACGCCGCGATTTCACCGAACCAACACCAGCACAATTAAACGCAATCACTAAACGCGCAGCCGCATGTGGTGTGCCAACACAGGACATGTTGAAGTTTTGGAACATCCTGTTAAACCGCGAACCAAACACGCGGGTATCAAAACTAGATGCATCCAACCTGATGGGATTAGATCGTGAAATTTGGGAATCAACAGCCATCCAAAATGAATGGTATCCATCATGAACCTATTTGGTGAAACTGAACCCGCAAGATGTGAACATAACCAAATCAAAGGCACATTCTGTTCCCTTTGCGCCTATGAAGCGGAACGCGTAACCAATGAAGCAATCAGCCAGGCTGAACAAAACGCCACAAAAGAATGGATGGATTACGCATGGGAAGCACTAAAACAGGTTGCCTACCAAAACAAAACATTGACCACAGATGACATTTGGGCAATTCTTGACAGATACCCAAACATTCAAACCCATGAACCACGCGCAATGGGGGCAATCATGCGCAAAGCGGTCAAACACAAATGGATCAGAAAAACAGGCAACTATGTGACCACGCGCAGACCAATTGCACACCAAAAACCCATCGCTGTTTGGGAATCCCTAGCGTTTGACCATTCTTAACACAAAGGAATCTGATGAATGAACCAAAATTAAACCTGGAAGCAAACATTGTGGCCTGCACCAGCTGCGGGCGAAACATTTGGCAACCCCACTACCCTGACAAAATCTGTTACATCTGCAAACCACAGGACAAAAAATGAGCAAAAAACCATCCCCATCCCGAATCAAATTCAAAGCGGAACGCAAAAACCGCCGCGCCAATGATCCAAACATCCAGGCAAAAGCCCGCCTATGGGCCGAACAGCGCAAGGTGACCAATGAATAAAGATTTAAGGGGAATCATGCGAACCGAACCCAAAGAATTAGCCCAATTTGCCAGCGATGCCTACCATGAAGGCATAACCGACACATTACATGCCATTTTGATGCGGATGCCAACATTCCCATTAGATGTGCTAAACCAAATTAGTGCCGAATTAAAAGACCGCGCATTTGTGGCTGTCCAGGACCGCCGCAATGAATGGATTGATGGCCTGGACCATTCCCTATCCGAATCTAAAACCTACATCAGCATGCCAATTGAACGCTACCGCGAATTGAAGGCATTGGAAGGCAATGAATGAAAATCCTGGTAGCATGCGAGGAATCACAAGCCGTTACGCGTGAATTCCGCAAATTAGGACACGAGGCTTACAGCTGCGACATTTTGCCAACATCAGGTGAAAACCCCGAATGGCACATTCAAGGTGATGTGATGCCGTTATTAAATGAAAAATGGGATTTAATCATCGGATTTCCACCATGCACTTACCTATCAAATGCAGGTGCAAGATTTCTGTATCCAAAAGGTGAACTAAATCATGAGCGTTTAGCGTTAGGAATGGAAGGTAAAAAATTATTCATGGCAATCCTAAATGCTGATTGCCCGCGCATAGCGGTAGAAAATCCGACACCATCCAAAATCTATGGATTACCAGCGCACACGCAAACAATCCAGCCCTATCAATTTGGCCATTCAACCACTAAACGCACCCTGTTATGGCTCAAAGGTTTGCCACCCTTACAACCCACAAACATTGTTGAACCTGAAATGTCCACTAAATTGCCAGGCAATTGGTTCAACAAAGGTGGAAAAGATAGACAATTAAACCGCTCAAAGACATTTCCAGGCATTGCAGCTGCAATGGCCGAACAATGGGGGCAAATGTGAGCATCCGCGCAATGGTGTCTGTGTTTGATTTCGCCCCAACCCATTGGGATACATCCACACGCCTAGTTGCCCTAGTCATTGCAGATCATGTGAACGATTCAACAGGCGAATGTCACCCGTCTGTGTCTCGCATCGCGTATCGTTCAGGTCTATCAGCCAGGCAGGTGCGCCGAATCCTGGTCAGATTGGAGAATGAAAATGTCATCCAAAGAATCACCCGATTTGAAAACAATCGCCAAACATCAAACAATTACCTGTGGACAAATCTTGTGGATTTGCCTGATAGGGGTGTCATTGATGACAGGGGGGGGAGTGACACCACCGACAGGGGCGGGGGTGTCACCCATGACAGGGGCGGGGGTGTCACCCATGACAGACAGAACCCTAATAGGAACACACCAAATGAACCCGCGTTTTGAATTGCATGGGATGCATGCAGCTACCAGGTTGTCCATGTCATGTTTCCTTTCGGGTGCAGCTGATGGTGGAATGATGTGGTCCACAGATGTTGCTTGTTTGCCGCAATAGGTGCAGGTGTGCTGGTCACGATTCAGCACAGCCCGTCTGATTCGCTTCCATTGGGCTGTGT